TCGATATAGAGTTGCAGGGCTTCCGGCCCCGAAAGCCTGGCGAACTGGTCCGCCGTCACCCCCACTCTTGGCGCGATGTTCTCGAAGAAATCCGCCATAGGACCGCCGCCGGTTTGCAGGAAGTCGCCCACGCGGTCGTTCACGTCCTTCAGGATGTCGGCGAGCTTTTCTTGTTCGATGCCGACGGTGGCCGAGGCCGCTGACCAGCGCTGGAAGACCTCCGGGTTTGCATTAGCCACCTGGCTGAGTTGGCCGATCTCGTTGGCGGCGGCAACGGTTGAGCGGGTCATCGCGACAACGGCACCGGCCAAAGCAGTTGCGGCAGCGGTCGCCGCGATCCGCGCTCGGCGCGCGAAGGCGGCCATGCGGGCGTTCGCGAGCTCCATTTCACGACTGAGACGGCCGAACCCGCGCGATCCAGCCTCGCCGACGCCTTCCAACTCGGCGCGCACTTGTCGACCGCCGGTCGCGGAGAGCCGGACGCTGACACGTTTCTCTGCCATTGGAACATTTCCTTGGTGGGGCACACCTCGTTCCCAATGGAAACGAGGTCAGGTCAGACCTGATCCGGCCTGCAGGGTTTCGTTGATCTTGCGCACCATCACCGCCTCAATGGGCGGCAGGAGTTCCGCGAGGATGTGGGGCGAAAGCCCGAGGGCCGCACCGAGTTGCAGAGCGGCGGTCATGTCCCAGCCAAGAACGGCACCGCCGCTCATCCCGCCGGCAATCCGAAGCTGACCGCCGAGGCGTTGAACCAGGTCCCAGACCTGCCAGCCCTCGAGGGTCATGGGATGATGGAGAGTGCGTGGGCATTCCGCGCACGTAGACGAACAAGCTGCGCAATACTCACCGCCCCCGCCGAACTCCCAGTCGGCAAGAGCGGTTAGGCGTTTTTTTCTGCGTCCAGTATCAGCGCGCCGGCGATGTATTTGGTCTGGAAGGCCTCGAATATCGGCCAAAGCTCCAGCAGGGCGTCAATGCCCTCGGGCGTCAGGGCTAGCTGCTCGCCGTCCTCGTCGCCGACGCCCTCCCAGTCCTTTACCACGATGCGCGCCACGGCCTTCGCCACAATGCGCGCGAGATCGTCGTTGGATGACGTGCTTTCAGCCTCTGCCACCGCGGCGACAATCGCCGGATCGCTGCGCGCGGCCAGCATGATGGCCGTGGTCAGCGGCTCCACCAGCAGGCGGACACCATGACCGAGGTCGAGCCAACGGGGCTCAGTTGAGAGGTTCAGGCGCAGCATGGTCAGTAATCCTCGCGGTCATTGGTGAGCGTGACGGTGCACATCCGGCCCGCGACGGGATCGCTGGCCGCCTGCCAATCGAAGGTCGCCTGCACGCCTTGCGGGCCAGAGATTTCGATACGGGGACGAGGCAAATAGACGGCATGTGATGTCAGGGTCAGGGTCTCGCCGGTGGGCAGGGTATAGGAGAACTCCAACTCGCAGGCCTCGCCATTGATCGCTTGGGTCACCAGCGTCTGATCGGCAAAGCGTACCACGACATTGCCGGTGAGCGCCGCGATGGACGGGTCCGCGCCATCGATCTTTCCGTCGGCCCGGATCGTCTCAATCCGGTCGAGGTTGTTGGCATAGGTAAGGTCGGCAGAGACAACGTTTCCAATATTGGCTCCATTCCGAGTGATCGCCCCGTTGAAATGGCCAAAGCGTTTCAGCGCGATGTTGGCTGGCGTGCCCACCGCGGTGCTCGTGGCGATCGCTTCGCCTTGGGCTACGATGCTGGCCGTCGCGGTCAGCAACCCAGACCGCGCCATCTGCCAGTTGATGCTGTCGACCATGCAGCCGGAATACATGGCAAAGCGCGGCACCTCAGGCATTCCGGTCTCGACCGAGAACGACGGCAGGGCCCAGTTTCCAGAGCGGAACTCGTGGGTGTAGGGCCCTGCACCAGTGGTCGTCGGGGTGCCGAAGGCGGCCTTGAGCCAGAAGCCGAAGGCTTCAGCATCGATCGGAATAACCACGTCGCCGTCTGCCGTCACCGCGTCCTTGATCGGGGCCTGCGGATCGCGGCCATAGCCCAGAAGCTCCGATGTCTGCAGCGGTTGCTCGGCCCCTAGCGTCGTGCTGGCGAATGGCATCTTGGTGAAGCCGCTCACTGGCGGCATGCCATAGGTCGTCTCGAACGCAAGCGCCATCTGCGCTCGCGCCCCTTGGGCTCGTGCCATGTTGTTCTCCTCGGGTTGTCGGGGTCAGGCCAGCGGGTCGGCCGTGGAATAGTGCAGCATTACCGGGATCACGGCGGCTTTCAGGCTGGCCGCACCCTCGACAGGCAGATCTACAGCCTGCGGCGCCTCCGCCTCGACCCAATCGCAGAGCCCGCCGAGCGTGCGATCGACGGCGAGCGCCGTGCCGATGCTGGCTGTCAACGTGTCGAAGTGGACATCACGGTCAGGGCCTTGAACGACCGCCTCAATTTCAGCCCGGTGTTGGTAATGGTAGGTCAAAGGCGACAAGGTGACGTCCGGTTCTCCCGGTTCGCCATCGCGCAAGATCAACAGGCCGGTGACCGGGACGCGCTCGGGCAGTACCTCGCCTCGTAGCGCGGCGGCGGGCAGCACCGAAAGCCGCGCGTGCAGCGCGGCGAGTATGGTTTCGCGGGAGGTGGGCATTGACGCCTCGCTATGTCCTTTTTGTCGTAACCCGAAGATCAAGACCGGAAGCGGGCGACAAGGAATTGAATAGGGATTCCGCCTTGTTCAGGTCCATTACGAAGAACTCCTTGCCCAACGATGTCGCGCCAAAATCCTCAATCGCGCGCGATTTGAAGGCGGTTTCGGCATCACCGGCGGTTGCCCGATTTGGAAATTTGGCGGTTCGGATGATCTTCCACCCAATGGTCGATGTCTGGGGAAAACTGAGGTTCAAAGCCTTTAGGCGGTTCTTTATGTTTCCGCTTATCCCGATCTTCACGAGCCCTACGCCTCTGGGAACTGGCCGCCCCGCCAGAAGGTCAGCACCATCGGGAAAACGTGCCAAATACAATTCATGCGGCTTATCCAGTGTTTCATAAGACCGGTCACCAAAAGCCCCAAAGATGCCCTTCGAAGGCTTCAGTAACGAGGCAATGGAACCCACCGGGGCTTCATCTTCTGGAACTTGAAGAGGCGGCTCGCCATAGACATTGGTTTCAACGAACGGAACCTTTTCCATAAGCCAGCGAGCTTCTTCCGGAACCAGCCAAGTTCCGAAACGAGCAATGTACCGGCCATTGCTTGGATCATAACTCTTTGGGAAGACCTGTTTGACGTCGAGTGTGTGTGATGTCCGCCAGGCGCGTCGCACCGGCATGGCATTCCGCCACTTGTCCTGGCGCCCAAGACGGATGTTTCGTTCCTTCGCCGCTTCGGACATTTTGTCCCAAGAATCGATTGCGGTTCTCTCCACCTCCAGCACACCCAGCAGATGGTGAACGATCTTGCTATCGGTCTCAGGGCTCGCCGCGCCATAGATGCAGACCAGTTGGCGTTCGTCGATCATTGAGAACAAACGGTCTCGGTCCTTGGGATCAGTGAAGCCGAGAATTCCTTCTTCTTCGGGCGCGAAGCCCCAAAAGCCTGTCAGCCAAACCGAAGAACCAGCGTTTAAATTCATGCTTCGCTTCCATCAAGAAAAAGCCATTTTATCTCAATGGAATAATGGATTCCAAACTTCACGTCTACAATGCAACGAACGCCTGGCTATCTCCCGTTCACCCAGTTCGCCACGATCAGCCCCGGCACCGCCGCCTGCGCGCGCTCCGCATCCCGCGCGAGGTCCAGCCGTTTTGGGAGCTTCACCTGTGGCACCAGAATAAAAATCGGCACCGTTGCCTTGCCACGGCCCGTCTTGGACCGCGAGGCAACACCCAATCCCCGACTGTTCAACCGCCCATCGGCCACCAAGAGACTCGGTCCTCGGCGCCGATAAACAAATCGCAGCCGCAGTCCGCGTCGCCGCTCCCATTCCCCAGGTGTGATGCGGCCGCCTTTCAGGCCTTTGCCTGCCGCCGCCGTCGGGATGGCCAGCCAAAAGCCGTCCTTCGAGTGGATCAGCGGGCCCGTGTCGTGTGCCCCGACAACAACTGGGGCCTTCGACCAGACCAACGCAGCGGCTTTCAAGCTTTCACCCGCTTTGGGATAGGTCTGGCTCCGGATCGAGTTCGCGAGGCGCCGGCCAAGCCCCGCCTGCCTGATCTGTCCACGCCAAGCGGATTTCAGGTCCGTGCCAGCTTCCCGCATAGCCGCACTGACGGCCTTCTCGCCTGCCTTGATTTCGGCCGCCATCACGGCAACGAGGTCTGGTGCGATGTCGAGGCCCAGTCTCATGCGGGGGTCAGCTCAATCGTCCAGATCAGCCGCTCTCGGTCACGGCGGGGCTCGCCCTGGATCAGAAAGGTTTCGTCCCCGACCAGGATCTGCTCCTGAGGTCGAGGGTCTGGAATATCCACCACCCGAACATCGATCCGAGTGGTGTCTGACATAAGCCGCGCCGATCCGAACTCGGTGATCTCATCGGGGCGGCGCAAGATGCCCCGGGCGCGCGTAAACTGCCCTTCGCTGTCCCGATGCCAGATCTCGACCGAGAGATTGGCATCGAGGAACAGCACCCCGAGGGCGTCAGTGAAGGCGCTCATCAGGTCCGCTTGGCCGAGCGCAGCACCTGCGGCCGTGTGCAGATCGGCAGCGGGTTGCTTTCGATCTCGAGACGCACCCACTCGTCCCGGTCGCGGTCGGGGATCATGCGGGCATAGAGCGGCAGACCCAGCGTGTTCACCGTCTCGAACGTATCGGCGGGGGCGTAGTAGATCTCGAACAGTCCTTCGACACCCTCGGGATAGAAGTACGCCTTGTCAGTCGGCACGCCAAAGCCAAGCCCGCCCCGATAGCGGCGGAAGGTGATGCCGCCAAAGCTGACCTCTTCGCCCACGCGGCCGCGCAGATCGGCGGCAGCCGCGGTGTTGAGATAGGTCTCGCGGACCTCCTTGTGTGCCACGAGGTCGGCAAAGAAGGCCGAGCCGCATTCGGCGCGCAACTGCACCTGACCGGCAGCAAGCCCGCCAAGGCTGTCCTCAACGCTTTCAATCAGCGCCTGGCAGCGCTTCCTGAGCGCCCCCGAAGCCGGGCTCGCGTTGTCGAGATCAAAATCGACCTCGGCCGCCGGGGTGATGCCGAACTCAGTGTAGTAGTTGATCACCGTGGCCCCATCCTTCGGGTCCTTCACCACCCCTTGGATCCCATTGAAGAGGTGGAATTCGAAGGTCGCTTCCGCGTCGTTGCGAAGCCGCGCCATCTTGCGGGCCACTTCGGTCTGCACCTGCTGGGTCGCAGTTTCAGAGCCGAAATCGCGGATGGCCTGGACTTCTGAAGCCCAAAGTACGTCCTGCTTCTTGAACTGGCGGCACACGAAAGCGCGCATGTCGCGCCGTTCGGGCACCTGCTGCTCATAGGCAGAGCCCCGCTCCGAGAACGGGATCAGCGACAGCGTGCCATCGCGGCTTTCGATCATCACGGTGCGCTGGCGCACGCCGCGCGAGCCAAAGAGGCCGGAGCCAGACAGGATTGCCGGTTTGAAGGGGATGTTTTCCAGAGCCCGGGTGAGCTCGATGATGCTGAAGGCGTCGCCCTCGAAGATGTCCATGGTTGCCATGTTTGGGAATCCTTATGTCAGAGGGCTCAGCGCAGGATGATGCTGAGAGCGGCCAAAGCCGTGGTGGCAGCGGTGATCTGGGCCTCGGTCGCGCCATCAGGCCAGACGAGCTCGTGGCGATTAACGATGGCGGGGCCGCGCAGGACCACGACGCCGGGGGCTTCGGCCGCCGAGGCATCGACCCCGGCCCAGAGAATGCCGGCCGCAGTCTGACTGCCGTTCGTGGCTGCAGGCGCGAGCCCGGTGTATTTCCCACCCGTGGTGATCTTGCCGAGCACCGTACCGGGCTCGAGTTTTCCAGCCCCGGACGCGATGGTGACGGTTTCGCGGGTGTAATCGCGGAGGACTTCCCAGACGAGGAAGCCGCCCGCGTGTTTGCCTTCAGTGAGCGTGGTCATGGACGCTTATCCTTTCGTCTTGAAGGTGCGGGCGATCACATCGCCCCAGGATTGGGTGGTGGCTGCACGCCCGGGCTGGGCATGGGCAGCAGTGATGTCGGGAGCGGCTTCGGCCTTTGCCGCGAGAAGACGGTTGCGGATCTCGTCGAGCCCCACGTCCTCCTGGAGGAACCGGCCCGCCATCTGTGGCTGGCCCGCGAGCCTGCAGAGATCGATCACGGCGCGCGCATGGGCGATGGCC